GATTTATCAATTCTTTGTTTGTTGTAATCTTTTTATTTTTTCCAGAAACACCGACCACAGATACTTTGAAATACGAACCATCGGTAACTTCATCTGGAACCATACATGATCCATCCTTCTGAATTACAACAGCATACTCATTACCGTTATGCTCAAATACCGCTATAGCACGCATATTGGACCAATCAATTCCTTTGTACGAGAATACGCATCTCAAATATTTCTTTGATCCGCGGATAATTCCGGAGAAATCACCGACTTTTCGTAAAGACTGTCCGTCCACTTCGAAATTCAAATCTCTCATAGTCCCTCCTTACTCAAAAGCTTCTCTGTTAATTTTAAATGCGACAAAAGCATCCATCATTGCCGCAACAGCATCGATTTTAGCTTCGTATCGCTTCTTCAATAATTTACGATTACCGTTGGTATCCTCCATAACAATACAGTTACCCATTGTGAATGTCATAAGTGCTTCATCAAAAAGTAACATTCTTTCCTCAGACAGTTTCTTCAACTCTCCAAGCGGAACGGATTCTGTTTTGGTTCCCTGAATAACTTTTACAATTCCAAATGGACCATTTTCTCGTTCCCATCTCTCCACAAACTCCCTCGCGTTGTACGGGTCGTATCCGAAACAACACACATCATAACCTGATTCCGATATGTAGTTATCAAGCTCTTCGTAAACTTGCATCATATCAAGAATGTTTCCTGGCATGACAATCAGACTTCCCTCTTTCATGAACTCGTCATATTTAATTCGTAAAGCTGTCGGAAGTTTATTGAGAGTTAGTTCCGTTATGTAATTTCTGGTCTTTATTCCGAAAGCACCATTAGCGAGCGGAAATAGGAATACAAAAGAACAGAAGTCATCACCCTGGGACATATCAGCACCCAACGCACAAGGTAACTGCCAGTATTCTCTTTTTCTATGAGGAAGTGTTTCTTCATATGTGAAATAATAAGTAAATCCCTCCATTGGAATACCAAATCTTTTGGCAAGAATATCATTTCTTGCTGCCGGATTATTTTCAGCTCTTTCCACATCCAACTGATAAGTTTCATAGCTGACGGTCTTTCCTAAGTTCGGATTGGCTTTGAGCCACATATCCGGATTTCCTATTTCGTCAATGGAATCCAATTTATACCACCAGATAGATGTGTGTGGATCGTTATACTCACCTTTCAGAATCTTCATCAATTCCATTTTGATTGTGTCGCCAGATCCGTTACGAACGGTACCTTCCGAACTTATAGCAACAATCAGGTAATCGTCATTCTTACCGCCGCCTTGCTCTTTTGCGGCACCCTGTTCAAGAGCACCTATAACATCCTCTCGAATATCACCTGATAACCATTCATCGACAGTCGCAATCTTAACTCGCAGTCCCTGAAGCTTATCGATAGCCATAGGACGCACTTCAAGCAAAGAACCGGTCAAGAAGTTCTGTATTCCCTTTTTGGTGGGGGTAAGTTTTACCCTGTCAGCTTTGGAACCTGTGGTGTTTTGGAGAGAACCCTCCGTAAGAAACTTATATAATGGACCGCGAGCTCTTGTTATAGCCGTCCGGATTGGAGACATAACTTCGTCAGCCTGTGCCATCGTTGGCGCTGTGGTTACCTGATGAGTTGTCTGAGTGTTCACATTTAAGAAGTAATTCTGTATACATGACGCATACATTGATTTTGCAGCACCTCTGGCTACTATTAAATATTGTTTATGAATAAGACGCTTCTTAATTCGCCTCGTTTCATAGTGACCTCTTCCAGAATGTCCATTCTGTGAAGGAATGTAGATACTCCTATCAACAAAGTAATACCAACCGAAGATTTCTTCAGCCCATAGTTTGAATGAATCAAGTAAGTGTAGATCATCGCCATCCGTAAGAGTCAATTCATTCTCACAATATTTGATGAATCCTTCCACTGCTCTATCATCGTAGTATTTCGTTGGATCAGCTATGAGCTTGTCGATTCGGTTCATCTCCATCGAGATCTCTTCATTAACTGGAATTTCACCGCTTATAACGGCATCTCGAAACATGCCGTAATATTTTGGTACAGCTGTGTTCGATAATGCCATTTAATTATCACCTTCTATTTCTTTTTGTTATTCGCGTAAACCTTATTATCACCTTCAAGATTGAACACTTTGTTCACTCCATCAGCAAACATTGATCTAGCTAACTGTTTGCCTACATCTGTAGCAGCCGGAGTAATCACATCATTCATAACTGTTTCAGTAAATCTCTTACCTGCGGAAATTTTCTTAGGAGTTAACGATTTCAAATTTTGTTCCAATGTAATACGATTTATTTTCTCCTGGATCTCTTCGTTGGTCATTTCACTGATACTTTTACTTTTTGGTTTTGACTCCGTCTTTTTAACATCAGTAGATGATTTTTTCTTATTCAGTTTCATCCCAGTTAATCTCTGATATTCGGAATCTAACTTATCGACACGTTTTCGACCAGCTGCGGTAAGAGATCCATCTTTATTTTGATATCTTCTTACACCCCAACGCATTCCATGAATCCCATGATGCATTAACTCATTATTATTCATTTTGACTCACCTCTTTCTATTCAGTCTCCGCCTCTGCATTCAATCGCCACTCTAATTCAGCAATTGCTCGGTTCATGCTATCCGCCACGACAGACGTAGTAGGCGGGTCAAACAAACTTCGTACTTTCATACCCATGTATGATTTAACTGCTTCGAAATCCTTACCACTTGGAAGCAGCTCACTCCATGTGTCAGTTTTATCTCTTACCGTATATGCTGTATCACATACTCCGATCTGTTTTAGCACTAAGATCACTGAATTTATATGCATAATCAGCTGATCATCAAATGCTGTATAATCTTCAGTCAAACCAAGGAGTTTTTTTATTGATGTTAATATGCTTTCGTCCATACTGTCTCCTTATCTACGCCATGGACACGTATCGTTCGACGATCGTTCTGGCATAATATCTGGTATTAATATGCTGTCATCACTATAATGGATTGCGTCATGAGTCCTCTTTGATGTACAAATTAAATATTCTGGATTCAACAGATACTCTGTCCGATCGAGAATGTCATCTTTGGTCAGAGGATTCATATGATGTATAATTACTCTTTTATAAACTTCTCTTCCCGGTACGCCTAAGTCACATCCACAATCGCGTAGGATAACTTCATCACGAACCCCTAACCACTCTTTCGATTTGTAAAATATCTGATTGAGATATCGATTACATCCAAAAGTCTCTTCGCCCACTATGCCATCCAACTTTAAGTATCGAAATCTCTCTTCGAATGTTGACAAAGTTACCAATTCAGAATATGTTTTAATACTCATCTTCTACATCACCATATCCAGCGTAATCTCGCATAACTTTGATTACATTTTCATATGCTGCTTTCGTATCGGCAGCATCTTCTATAGCTTTCGTCTTGGCTTTTAGAAGTTTGTTCTCTTCTCTCAATCGCTCATTCTCTAACTGTTCTTTTTCAGAACCAAGTTTTAGATAATGTACGATAACAGATGGAGATGCAGTGCCCTCACGTAATTGTCTTTCGGCACAATCAACTGCCAGCGACACTAACTGCTTGTCTCTATTTTCTGGTGATAGCGCTGGTCTGCTTTTAGGGCTAGTTGTTTTTACTTTTGGCATACTTAGTGTCACCTTCTTTCATTAATAGTTGTACTTTTCATATAGTATGTAGAAGAATCCATAGACTTTTCTATGACCCAAATCAACCTTGAAGAACCACATCAGGAGGAGAAAACTATTTATTCACACGAGGAGTACGCAAACGTAAAGTCCATGAATCCCTCTGCACACTATACGAAAATATAAATTGATTCTGGAAAAATCCCTCCGGAGAAAATATAAAGAGACCGGCGATGCAGGGAGGGGGTGTGTTTTTCAAGACCCCCTCTATGGTTCAGCATCTACTTATGCCGTCGCCGTGGCTTCTTTTGCGTTTCTCTGAACTTTTTTATAGATATTTAAGAAATCATTGTCGATAATCTCATCAACAGCACGCTCATGTTCTTCATCAATCTCTTTATCTGACATATCATCTGTAAAGTGTGAGATTCGATCGAGCTTTCCACATGTGTTGTATCCTTTTTCGTTATCAAACAGCCACCAAAGAGTGAACTGTTCGAACGGATCATAAGGATTATCGAATGTTGTCAATCTGCAATCGCTCATTTAGTTCGCTCCTTTCAAATACTTGGAAACTGTTGAAGTTGAAATGCCAAGTTTATCAGCAATTTGTGAAATTGTATAAGAAGCAGACATTGCTTTAATACGCAACTGTTTAGCTTCATTCAATTCTTTCGATTCTTTTGGCATTGCTTTTTGTCTCAAAGAATCTGGATCACAATTGTTAAGAATCTTATTAAGAATGTTTTCTGAAATTGCGCCAGCTTGAATTGCTTTCCATTCATTGTCAGTTATTACAATATTTCTATCTCTTCTTGAAACAGACCCCACTTCTTCTCTATACCGGGTGAGTGCCTGCTGGGATGCTTTCTTAACATCCTTAGCTTTCATGACTTCGCCCGCTTCTTTGGCAGCATTCTGTTTCTTCTGAACTGCAGCATATGTCATTCTCTGAGCAGCACGTTCTTTTACTACATTGGACTGAGCTATGTCAAGCTTCCTTGTAAGACTATCAACTTCTGTCTGATACTTTCGTTTAGCCTCTTTGTTGTAAGCTATCTTGCCAGCCTTGGTCTCTTCAATACGTGCCTGATTAGCCAAATGCTTCATGCTGTTGGCATAATCTGCGTATACCTCCTCCATGGGATGACGGTACTGGGATACCAGGGTATAAGCATCATCGGTCTCGGCCATCTTTGTGCTGTTGGTTTTGCGGACAACTGTTACTTCTTCCATTTCACCAGTCTTCTTATTGAGCTTGTGCGTGGTATAAGTAGCATCATCTGCTTTCTTATAGATAAGAGCGCCTTCTGGACGAGAGGGATCGTACCATTCTTTTCCCTTTATGTTATACTTAGGTGTACCCTGTCGCTTATCAACCTTTACTTCACCTTTAGCTCTTGATATGATAGTTGATGCACCACCAGTACTCTTGCCCTGATATTCTACTTTCAGCGCGGCGATATTGTTATCTTTCTCACTCTGTTTATAATCAAGGTGATGCTTCTCAGCATCGATAACTACCATCGAATGTCTTACAGCTCTGGCAAGTTTGTCTTCACTTGCGCCAAGAAGAGTCATGTCTGTAATAAGATTAGAAATCTTACCCATCTCAGTATCAGTCTTCTTCATCAGCTTGTACTCAGAACCATTACGATACCAATGCTCTTTTCCATTGGCATCTACTTTCTTTTCTCCACCATAAGACATCTTAGGATCAAATCCTTCGAGACCTTTTAATGGATGAGTAGAAGTGATCTTAACTTTTCCGCCTCTATCGTGAGTTGGTATACCCATTACCGTATCACCGTCGAAATCGGCTCCTGACAAACGATCGGCAACTTTACTATTAATACCAATGGCATCTTGTGAAGTTTTACCAATCATGCTAATGGCTTCTTTATTCTTGTTATTTACAGTACATATCGGAATTTCGAATGTTCCTCCATGCGGATAACGAATGAGTGCAAGCTTACTGCCGTCTGGATAACCAGGAGCGTATACTTCTTTTTCACTCAGAGATGTGACCGGAAGAATTACATAATACTTCTGTCCCGGTAAGGAAGCACCTTTGAGATGTACGGCTGCTGAATCACAATCTTCTGCAAATTTATGCAGATAATATTTCTTTACAGTTGGATTGGTAAGCGCCATGATTGAATCAAACTCTGCCTGCTTATCTGCTTTGGCAATACCGAGCTGTTTCTCGGCCATAGCCTTCGACTGTTTGGACAAGAACTGCGATGGCAAAGCATCTTTCCAATCTCCCCAATCTCCTTCATCTGAACGCTTATTTATCAGACCAAGTTTCCTATAGCCCTTTTTATCTGTATACCAATACTGTCCACCTTGGTCGGCATCTTTAATCAAAGAACCGAATGGATTATCTGGATCTTTCTTAATATCTTTAAGAACTTCCAGCTTTGGAACAGACTTAGATTTATTGGTATTAAAGATGACGTCAACTCCTGGCGGGAAGTTGCTATCGTCCTTGTAAACGGCCATACCTTTGATGTATTTCTTTCCATCAACCATGATACGAACCTGTGAATACCTGGATTCGCCAAGTGACAAATCTGGAACATTGCGCCGAAGTTCAACGAGACCATCCTTATCTATACCGCCGTCTTCTTTATACCGAATAGCAAGACGCTTAGAATCAAGGCTTTCCGGATAATGGAATTTCTTTTCGAAGGTCTGTCCATCATCTCTTGATATATAATCCTTTACAGTCTGAATTTTATCGAAATTATAGATATCACTATGCGTCGTTCCCGGAACACACAACACTCTTTGTGTGGTCATCTGATTTCTATTAGTTGCCTGCGGAAAACGGTTACCGTAAACCTCATATCCACCTTCAGCCTGCAGCATGAATAACGCCTGATCGAGTTTCTCTTTTGAGATGTTGAGATCTCGCTCAACACCTGCTCCGACATCGACCATTTTCTTTTTATCAACCTGTTTTTTAAGAAATTCTGCAGTTTCTCTAGCCTGCTTCATCTTTGATTCGGAATTAGGATCGAGTAATGATCTTACGGAAGATTCATTAATTCCCATCTTTCTTCCTATCTCAGAATTATTCATTCCTTCTTTTTCTTTCAGACGTCGAGCTGTAGCAACCATGTCTGATCTACGCTCATCTTTTGCAATAGCATAGACCGTTCTAAAATCGGTAGTAGAATATCCAAGTGATTTTGCAATAGCTGGATCTCCGGTCCATTTCTTTCCATTTTCATCTGTGTATGTGAAACCTGATTTACGCATTTCCTCAACTCGACCAAGAAAGTCTCTACCACTTTGATAAGGGTCTTTTCCAGAACCCCAAGGATATCGTCCTGATCGACGTGGCATTCCGTAATGTTCAAGGAAATCTTTACCAGACATTGAGGATGACCCGATGTACGACTCAATTTCTTCTGCTACTGGATTCATGGTTAACCCTCCTCAACTGCTTGATTAATAAGTTTATCTAAATGAATAATTCTATCCATGATTGGAACAATGTCGGATGCTGTTGGTTTAAGAACATCAATGTCATCATTTTGATAGATTCGTAATTCCATCTCAATATCGCCTGGGCGAATCTTATATTCAAGACAGAATAATGCTGCATATACAAGAACCTGTTCCTCATGAATTGGTCCTGTACCGGTTTTCAAATCATGGATTCTCAGAACATTATCTCTGAAACAGATAGAATCTGCAGTTCCCCAAAAGTTTGGAGAATAATATAAAACAACCTCAGTATCCATTCGAAAACCAATTGCATCATTTACATATGAATACAAAGTCTTCTTGGACCGAGGCTGTTTAATTTTCATATCAATTGTTTCTTTAGCCCATGCATGAAGTCTGGTTCCTCTTTCGGATGCTTTCTTGGCAATTAAATATTTAATTGCTTTATCATCATCGTATCTCAGCCACGCTGGTTGAGACGGGCTGAACGGAGCATGTCCGCTAAGATTTGAATGCTTTATAAAGTTCATTTAAAACTTCCTCCTCGTTTTCAGGGAAAATGAAGCGCGAAAAAGACATATTATTTAATTTGGTCACATAGTAATCTTGGTTCGGGCGATGCGGTGCTTCTGCATCTTTTTTAACTTCAAGGATAGCCCATTTGTTTTTATACAAAATAAGCAAATCAGGAATGCCTTGGATATCACTCGAATCTAATTTGGTTACCAAGCAGCCAGGAAACATGCTTTTCAATCTCTTCTTCAGCCCTGCCTGATATTGGTTCTCTCTCATGGTTTTCTCCTTTCATGAGATGGACTCTCTCGGATTTGAACCGAGGACACACCGCTTATGAGGCGGCTGATCTAACCGGACTGATCTAAGAGTCCAAAAATAAAGAGACAACGTAACTACCAATTTTGGCGGTTAAGTTATCTCTCTCCTATTAAAGGGAATGTAATTTTCGCTCTACATGTTTTTTTCCCATATGCTATTTTTTGTAAATTTCAAAATGTAAACCATGGTGTGTGTGTCTATATTTAGAACCATGAATAATATCATGTATTCTACTTGGTGTTCCACCTATGGCTTCTGCACAACTCGTGATGGAGTTATACACTTCCCCGGTTTCTATGCATCTAACTTTCACGCCAGGTCTACCACAACGATTTACTGATGGCTTAATGTCGGACCGTTTGATATGATAGCCATGCACAGAATATAAACCTTTACCCTGACTCACTCTGTTAAGCCAACGTGCACTAACGCCAAGTCTATCTGCACATGCCTGAAGAGAATTAAATACCTCACCAGTCTCAATAATCTCACATCTAACTCCATCACGCTTCGTATCGAAATCGCTCATCATTACTCCTTTCAAGCCAAAAGAAAGAGCGCCTGTAAATTTAGCGCCCTGTTCTTAGAATATTTTATTTTTCAGTTTCCCTTCTAATCCGTTCTTCGTGCAGCTTTTGTCTTTCTTTATATTCTTCTAAAGAGATTTCCGTAAATGATACATCATTCTCTTTAAAGTATCTGTTCACTTCAACTTTTTCACCATTCGCTCTTTTAATGTATAAAATAGCAATGGTATCATAATCTCCATTTTTTCGATCAGTCAAAAGTTCATCGCGTACTATGATGTCAGATTTATTATTTGGCATATAAGGCATTGTGATTGGATACATCTCATCATAAATACTTAATATAAAACCATTAAACCAGTTTATAGATGATTTCTCTTTACTTGCGCAGTAGCATCTATTTAAGTCGCTATAACTTACGGAACCGTCCTTGGCAACATACTTAAATAAGCTACTCATTCTTTTACACTGATAACACTTACTGCCGTCTTTTTTATCATGTGCATAGTTCCACATATCCTCTGTATCTTCGATAGGAGTGAGTGGTTTTCTGTCGATCAAACGGTTAAGAATATTCTTGGTAAAACTAATACTCGTACCGCCATGGCCATCGCCTAAAAGACTTTCAAAAGCCTTGAGTGCGCTATCATAACACGCACAACCATAATCACATTCATTCTCTGGTTTATTTCCTCTTTCTCTCTTACTTGCAATAGCAATCTCGTTCTTAGCCCATTCCAACGTGTTCATATTAATATCCTGCCTTTCGTTCATTAAATTTCAACTTATCTCACCAAATAATAATCTGGTAACAAATCGTTGTAGTCACAGTTTAATGCATAACATAAATTCATAATCGCCTTCATACTCGGCATTCTTTGTTTATTCAAATATTTGCTTATCGTGCACTGGGTCAATTGCGACTCTTTTGCTAATTCGCTTTGATTGATTCTCACGTCTTCCATGAGATCACGTAAATTATCACCAAAAATTTCGATGGCTTCTAATTCACTAATTGTTTCCATATACAAAACCTCCAATCAAGAAAATATTCCTAGGGGAATACTGGCGTTTAATTCTTTTATATATTATTAAATTTTTATCATATTAATAATAGGGGGGTATTCCCCTGATATATAAAAACGATTTTTTGTTTAACAATAATTCGATTTTAGCCTAAAATAGGCTGATTTTATGGTGTTTTAGCCGGTCTTTCACGATTTTATAGGTATTTTTTGTTTAACAATAAATATTCCTAGGGGAATAGGTATTTTTTGTTTAACAAAAAATCGTTAGAGATTTGTCTCATCTTCCTCATTTTCTGTTAAACAATAATTCAAAAGGTCGTCGTTTTTATTTTCTGTTAAACAGTAAGTCAAGCCATTTTCAGACATATATTGCAATGCTTTCATAGCCATTCTAAGTCCTTCGGAACTAGAGTATCCCTCTTTTTCGCACACTTTTCTAAAATGAAAATCATCTTCCATAGATACTCTAACCCCACGAAACTTACTCTTACTGTTTAACTCTTTAGGTCTACCTCTCCTCTTACCCATACCAAATCATCCTTTCTCAATCTCTTTGATGATGACCTTTATATCCTTACTGTTATAATCATTAATAACATCATATGTACAATCTGATGGTAACATCGCAACCTGATTTTTACCGCCCTCATTCAATTCCTTATAAAGTTTGTCATGAAGTTTCTGAGTATCATAAGCATCTCTTTTTATTCCAGATTTAACCACAAATATCATATCCGTTCACCTCCAAATTTTTCCAGTTCTTTTATCTTTTACGACAATACGTTCCTCAATGTGAAAATCTGACAGATCACAAATAGCAAAGATAGCTGTGAGAAAGTCATTGAATCTCTGCTCTGGATCAACCTCTCTTTTACGCTCTTCTTTCGTCGCATTTCTAATTGCTTTATATGCTGTCGGATCTACATATCCAGACCCGTTCCTGCGAATATCATTATCCATTTAAATCGCCCTCCTCAATAGTTGCTCCCTCAAGTCTTATTCCACCAAACTCCCATAAATCTTTCTTGAGGTCTTCCATATCAATTTCTCCATCCTGCCACTTTCCGTAATACTCCAGAACTTTATCTACAAACCCCGGCAATTTCTGTCGATAACTCTTCTGCCAGTAATGGTCCATAAGAACTTCCAAAGGTAATGTAAGAACCAAAGCTAATACTGTATTGACTGTCTCCTCGTAAATCTCTTGTTTCGTCTCAGCAATCTTCTTTCCAATTTTTTCGTTCACGATAGTGTCGAGCTGAGCCTGTGTGAGATTATATGTAGCAGTATTCGCTCTCTTTTCTTCCCGTTGAGTTCTACGTAATTCTGCTCTCTTAGACATGATGTCACCTCATTTCTTACTGTCACTCATAAACGCGTTGATTAAAATAATTGGAGCTGCCAATATGCATACAATCATAACGAAAATCTTTGCTAAAAATCTAAGTTCAAACATACTTTCTGTAAACTGATCATCTTTTAATGCTGCGTAAGTAATGAATAAACCAACCGCCAAATAAAAAGCAATAACCATGATTAAAAAATCCATTAAATATCGCCCGCCTTTCTGTGATTAGCACGTTCCACGTCAAATCCATCTGGATAACGATTTTTAAGTTTTTCAACATTAGTTTCGAAAACAGAATCTAAATCAAAACAGCAAGCCTTACATATCAGTGCAATATACCAACACACATCACCAATCTCTTTTTTAATATGATCCATGTCGAGACCTTTTTCATGAAAAATACCCTTTTTGACTAAATCAGATACTTCTCCAGCTTCACCTGTTAATCCCAATACCCCGTTAATTAAAGCCGGAATATCAATTTCCCCCAACTGCCGAGGGTCTACGTTATAAACACCAATCGGCGCATCTAATCTCTTACGCGCTTTGCCGTCAAAAGTTCTCATTGCTAAATCCTGATATTCATTTCCTGTCATTATTGTTCGTCTCCCTTTCTACTCCGCTTAATATCATACGGTTTTCTTTTAAACCAGCTCATATCGACTGTCTTCCCATAATACTCTAACTTAGCATATTGTCTTTGCTTATCACCCTTTATAGTTTTAACTGATCGTCCCGGATCGGGTGCTCTACCTCTCATTTCTGAAAAATCCTTCCTTATTATAATGTCTTAAGCAAAAACAAAAGACCCAGATTTTACTCTGAGTCCAATGTCTTGATAAAATTATTTGTATGCTATATCACTTATAACTTCTATCGCTGTGCAATAAAGCATCCCCCATAACACACTGCTGGTAGCTTTTCGAATGGCAACGCCCGTTGAATCGCAATCCTCAATAGAATCACAATCTTTGCACGCCATTTTCCAATACAACATTCCCAGTGCCCCGGTTCCTTCGTGTATTCCGATATATCTAACCAAAGCACCAACAATTTCATCGATATTGTCCACATCAACTGTTTTATCAAGCAATGCCTGATCTATGTAGTTATATTCGCCGTAACAAATATGGGGATTTTTATGTTTTAAATTGCTACATAATTCGGGTTCAGGAACCCAATTTGTATCAACAACTCTTATCTCCAGTGTTTTACTCATCGTTTTTCTTCCTCTCTACTATATTTTTTATTAATCATTTCTTTCTTGCATTTTCTCACAAGGTTATCCGGCACATTTTCTTCGCCTACCATACACCAGTCAATTTCTCCATAATAGTACGGACAATCTTTACATTTTTCATCAATAAACATCTTTTTTTTTCTTCATTTCTTATCCCTCCACGTAAAAATAAATCTCAATAGCCGAGTTTAATACTTCGACATTATTGCTATCCCATAAAGCCTTACCGTTCGTGATATTGGTTACGTCACCTCCGCTTTTTGTAGTGAATCGTACATAATATCTAACATGTGCCGATGGAACAATTGGTGTCTTACTTCCATCCGGATTAGTGAAAATGCGAAGATTAGACATAACAATCTTTCCGTCTTTCTCTTTACATTTCATATTGCAATTGACCCCGGCGGACATATCTCCGAATATTCCGTTCTGTACTTTAAGCTGCTTCTCAATTCCCTCTAAAGCTCTGAGAATTTTCTGATCGTGTAAATCTCTTGTTGCCATAAATAGTTTCCTCCTTAATATTGATTATTTCTTTTTAGGTTTAAAATAGATCGGTTTCTCTGAATGTTCGTTCATAGGAAAGTCTAAACATTCGTTACATGGGTCTTTCTCCTCATATGTATCTGCATCCTCACACAGAGGACAATACTTTGTAAAATTAACTTCCTTATATATGTACTCCATATCAATCTCCCGCAATTAAATAAGCACCTGCCGCAAGTGTAAACAAACATGTTATGACCTTATCTTTTTTACTTAAATTGAATCCAATAAATGCTCTCATCCCACTATATACAGAAATATATAATAAGATACATCCAATCAATTTAAAAACGCCATTAAATAAAATCATGACATTTTTCCTTTCTTAACTGTACTCAAACGGCTATATAATTCCAGCGCTTCTTCTCCCTGAAATGCGTTAACAATTTCAACTTGTTGTCCAACGGTCTTTCTTCCAACAATTAATACTGTATTATCTTTACCATTTGATGTATCGATACTGATAATCAGGCTATCTACCATTTCAATCCTCCTTTAAAATAACTCGTCCTTCTTTAAGACTTTCTTGTACATCAATCACTCTTTGATTTGTGCTGCCAGCCCAGTGATATTTGACGTCAGCGAGTTCCTGTTTAAATTCTCCATCAACCAAAACATCAACCCATCGCATTCCTGGAAGATCTTTAACCTCTTCCCACAAATATCCGGTATAAATCCAGACTGTCTTTTCCGGAATATATTGCTTGATGTATTTAGCTAAATGAAATATAGTGACACGATTCTCAGGAAGTAACGGATCTCCCCCAGAAAACGTTACACCGCTAATATGTTTTTTATACAGATGATAAAAAAGCTCCTGCTCTGCAGCATATCCAAAATAGATACCTCCATTCGGATTCCAAGTTATCGGGTTCTGACAACCATCACAGTGATGATCACATCCTGCGACCCATAAAACTGTTCTAAGTCCATCGCCATTCCGCATATCATCTGTGGTTATGTCATGATAGTTCACATGCAAACACCTCCATTTTTATAAATATTTATCTTTAATGTAATGTTTGAGTATGGATGTTTTATACTCTCTGAAAATCCTTATGGAAAGAAGTTCAACATATTCATCCAACATCATGCTATATAACGCATAATCAAACTCGTATAGTGTATGGTTCCATATTAAAGAATTTGATCGTATGGTTACTTGAATAGATGACAAACAGTCTATTTTATAAACTTCGACAGTTCCGTATACCATACACTCTAATACTTTCTTCAATTTTTCCATTAAAATACAAGCATCCTTGTCCGACAACATTTTATATAACACCTCCTAAATATCCCCATTTTCTTTAACACTATAGTAAGTTTCCGAACCAATCATTATGAAATCTTGCATAGGAATGTCTATTAACTGTCCAATTTCATCAATAGATTTTGCAGCATCGATATCTAGTTTACTAGGAGTCGGATCTCCAGATGGATGATTATGAACGACAACGAATGCTCCTGCATTAAGTATAAGAACTTTTTGAGCTATACCTCTTCTGTCAATAACACAAGTGCGATTAGTTCCAATACCCATTTCAATGAACGATTTAAAATGCATTTTGAAATCAAAAATGAGTAAAAATACGTGTTCTTCTGAATAAGTGTCCAGTTTAAGAGTTTTACATAATTTATATACCTCATCCGGATTTCTGAATTTATGATTCGAATTGTAACTATCCATCCTTTTCGACCAAACTTTTTCGAAAGCGACCAACCCGTTTTCATCCAACCTTGTCTCATATTTTCTTGCAATCATGGTTCTCCTCCAGTCTAAACAAAATTAAAAGACCCAACGTATTTAACGCTGAGTCCTTTAACTCATTTGAAAAATTGTGTCATAACAAATTTCTTATACTTTTGTACGACCTCGTAAGCTGCGTAATCTGTAGTCAATCCATTGAGCATTCTATTTGCAAAGTCTGTAAATGACACGTCAAAGTTATTGCCATCACGTCGCGTGACCTTAATAACCAGACTGTCATTCTCGTTAACCTTTACATATATAGCTCCCTGAATTTTCTCTTTAAGTTTCGCCTGTAAGTTCGTACTAAATAAATATTCATAATCTGTCACAGTTTTGCCCTCCTTTTCTACTAAAGGAGTTGTTTTTGACGCGGCTTTCCGAACATTCATTAATCCCATCCAGCAAATTTCCTTTCATTGAATTTTTTCTTCTTATTTAAAGCTTTGGTTATCGCCATATCAATTCCCGACCTACTCTTTAAATGATAAAAATATAAATCATGGAATGGTGTATTCAAACGATCTATCCGTCCACACGCCTGCTCAGTAACTTTGTAACTGTAATTTTGAGAGAAAAATATAATAGTATCAGTCTTAATGCAATTCCATCCCTCACACCCAGCTGTATACTGAACCAAATATATCCATCGCTTGGCATCTGGCACTGGTTGATGAGCATGCCCGGACCATTCAGCAACTTCGTATCCTATATATTCGTCGTCGCTAAATAAATGCAGTAACATTTCCCGTTCGTAATCAAAATTGTAAAATATAATAGCCCTTGGGACTTTCTCTAATATCTCCATAAGAGCTACCACACGAGATTCATCGGTATTTACAATTCTTCTCAAAATATAACAAAGCTGAGAAGCCTGCTGAATAGGCTCATCTTTATATGGGTCCCATCTGTTTCTCATAACATCTTTGTATTTTGGAATATCATAAGATACACCAATATCAATATGATGCTGAACAGTATGTCTGTGAAAATCCATATCAATAAGAATACTGTTTCGTAATCTTATTAATCTTCCGGTATTCAAATACCTGTCAATCTGAGGATATTTTGTAAATCTGGAATACACAACATGCTCTCTACAGAACTCCGTTTTATTTTTATAGAAGCCGTTCGCCACAAACACTGGAATATAATCAGCCCAACAATCCCCAGGAGTTGCTGATAATATAATCCAGTTGTTGTTTTTAGCGATTTTCTGAAATGCTTTTACCCAAGCTCCCGATCCAGTGACCCGATCTTCGTCAAATATAAAGAATCCTCGTTGAATCTCGCTATACTTCTTTATATTATTCCAAGAATCTATCACTACGATCTGTCCTGGATATAACTCATTTTTATCTGGATGTACGGACATTCTGTAATTAGCCAATTCAAAATCCCATTCGTGAGAATCACGTTTCATCGCTGTTGTGATGATGTAAAGATCCTGAGGGTTCTTCATTGGCACAAATTCCTGATTAACAAAACTGCCGCCATTCTCTTTGAAATAATAATAGAGACCAGTCCTAGATTTACCAGAACCAGTCCCTCCGTTGAGAATACAGCCATTTTTCATTTTATTAACGGCTTCCATTTGATAATCATGTAAGAAGTCTGTCAATGTGATTCCTTTCTATACAGATTTTCATGATACATAGCACTAGGCGAATGTATATTGAACAGCTTCTTAAAAATATCAATAATCTTTCTTTTCATTTCCAGTCGCCTCCAACATAATTCCACAGTTAATAGCCTTTACAGCAATAAAAGCACTGCTGAGTTCTTTCGAGATTCGATAAGCGGTGTATCCGAAGTTTCCCGCTATAATAATTCGTGTTGTATTATTCATTACTTATTCCTCCGCCGAAATCTACTTCTACAAAATATTTTCCGGATTCTGGTTCATACTGCAATGGATAAACGGCATATCCTTCCTCCATAAGGTATAATAAACTGTTACCAAAGTCGTCACCATGCCAAGTATCAACATCTTGCAAATCGCAGTTTTCAACATACATTAAATGATTTGTCATAACCGTTGCCAAACGATTCGTGTGGCCCATATTGTCAGATTCCATTTTTGAACGCAGACTATCCGAATCAACATTTCCGATGTACAGAATTACTTTTCTATAGTTAAGATCTTCAACAAAATCATCAATATAACGTTTCATATTTTTATTCCTCCGGATGCTCTTCTTCAGCCATTCTTGCAGCAAATCTATCAATTTCCTGAGTAACTTCCATCGCCTGCAGGTAAGCTGTTCTTCCGGTTTTACCGTTGACCTCCCAATCGTATGGTCTGATATCCAGATCTACTGAACGAATGTCAATATCATCGAGCATGGATACCACATCCTCATCCAATCTATTAGTGCGATCACCTGTCACAAGATAAATCTGAGGTCCACGATCATTGAATTTAACTTTAATTGGAAGATACATGAACGGTTCTTCACCCTCTTCTCTAGGCTCTTTAATCTTCACGTTCCAACCGCGACTGATAAGTTCATCTGCAAGATCCTGAGTCGGAATAATCATAGCGAAGTTACGATCTCCTTCTCTATTAAATTTGCTTCCCTCTCCTCTGAAGTTTCTGTAGATGATTCTTGTGTCGTTAACCTGTAAAATATCTCTTGGTGCAAATGTAAGTTCCATAATCTTTTAATCTCCTTTAATCTTTAAAAATATAAAAGCCCAGCATTATAACCAGGCTTTATTTCAATCTGTTACACATTCAAATTTATGTGTTCTTCTGTTGTATTTGTAAATTCTTGATGTTAAGTAATCTTCTTCCGGTACGGTTTCCATAATCGTATCAGTCAGAACACTCTTCAAATCTTCTGGATCAACTTTTTTAGCATTATGTATCATGACTTCATGAATACTGGTAAATGCCATGTAAAAGTCTGAGTTCAGTAATTCGGCTAAATGTTCAGCCACTCCCGGTAAAAATACTGCAACTGCCTCATTCGTTTTAATAGTCGTGCTCAAACAGTTACCCATAGCGTCTTTTGAAATGACATCCTCGTCACATGACTCCATGAAACTATCTCCGGTATACTCTCGATTAAATATCATTTCTTCCCATTTGTAGATTCTCGGTGGCGTCATTCGATAGGTATTAGCAATTGCTTCGTCGAAAATATCATTGGTGTTGAGTTCTGGATGATCTTTTCTCCAATAATTCAGCATCGCTTCGCGGACCTTCGTGCTGGTTACACAATTCTCTTCTGCTGAAATTCGCACATAAACGACAAGCGCAATATCGCCAACATCCTTGCGAATAACGTCATTTAAATCAATAGCATATCGATCACGATTAACCAAACGCACAAACAGCTGAGTTTTTGCTGCATCGTAATTTTGTAATTTTTTCGTTTTGTCATAGACACCTGCTTTCCTGAACCTCTGAATATCGCCAAGGATTTCTCCCAAAATCTCCTTGAGAGTGTATCCTTTCTGGTAAGCTTCGAAAAGATCTTCTGTATACAATCCGCATGTTTCCCAAGCATCTTCATGCTCCATAATCTTCACCAGAAGTCTATCTCCCATTTCGGCAAAATTTTCGCCTTTTCTCGCAAACTCCATGTTTTCCATTGGGATTCCGATAGTACCGTGAATACCATTTGTAAGCTGCTCGATAAATAATTCATAATTCTTATCCATAATGATTCCTCTCTTTCTGGAAAATAAGTTAGAAAGTTGTAAATATAAAACAAAAGAGCCTCAGCTATTTTAGCCAAGACTCTTAGTTTTCATTGTTTAAAATCGATATTTGCATATCTAATTATTTTATAAAAATCTTTCAGAGATAACTGCGCTACACCGTATTCGCAATGATCACACTTACCATCACATCCTACACTGGCAGTTGAATTTCCAACCATGTTCGGATGACCACAATACATATCTACGGTGTATTTGACATCTCCTTCTTTATTTTTTAAATAATGTTTCATAAACATACCTCCTTAATTTTCTTCTCATTATAGGAGTTGTTTCTTACGCGAAAGGTATTTCTTCTTCATAACCATCTGGAATATTCATGAAGTCTGGTAATGGTTTTTCTTTGGTAATATAAGGATCGTCCGATACAAACCATTCGTAATCGCCATATTTAGATATTGCCTCAATAGCATCGTTAACCAGATTATCATAATATGAGCGGTCAATAATATCATCATTATTTCCGTTAATAATTTCAGCCCCAGCAATCTTTTTCTTTTCTCCGGTCTCAGGATCGATAACTTCTACATCTTCGTCAGCTTTCTTTAAGAACTGCTCCGATTCAAGCCAACGATATCCCGTTGTACCAGTCGCTGCGTAGAATTTACCATTCTGTTCTCTCACAAGTAAACCACCACCGCAACCAGGTTTAATCGGACAGAACTCTCCTACTTTTCCTATGAATTGTCTATTGTGACCATCGTTAATCTGCTCTTGAAGAACTGCCGCTTCTGGTTCAAAAGTAGTGTCTGATATTTTGCCTTTCTTATAATCCGACTCCAACTTTTCAAGTTTCTTTTCGTATTCAGACACATCAGGAAGTTTTTCATTCATATCCAAATATAAAGCTGATTTCACGGAGAACGTCTCCCTCATATCATTGATGGTCGTTGATTCTTTACTGAAGCAGGTTTTGAATACATATGGAACTGCAAACTGTTTACCAGTAGCTGTCCATGGATCATTTTTATGTTTTCTGTTATCTCCCGGTGCATATCCGTAAAGAGCTTCACATCCTTCTGGATCTTTGTACTTAGCGATATAAACCGCATTATTTACCAGACACATTCTGTCATATGTAGCCTCATGCTCGAATGTATAACCATACTTCTTACCAAAGTCCATAACGAACTTAATGATTTCTGGTGTCGCATCCGGAATCTTGATTGAGTCTGTCTTTATGTGTGCAACAGTGAATCCTCTCTTCTGTACCTCATGTTTAAGATCCACCATGAACAGAGCGCCTCGCTTAGCGACAATGTTATCTTTGTTTCTAACATCATGGAATGGATTAGAGAAAGTAGCTGACGTAAGACCATATACAGAGTTGATTGCAGTCTTCAATGCGTTAGCCAAATCTTTAGATGTTAACTCACCATCCTTAACCCTCTGAATATATGGTTTGAGTTTTCCGTCAAGCATTTTGTCAACTTCATCCCAAGCTTCATGTTTAATGCTTACACGTCCTTCAACAATATCACGATATGCCTTCGTGTATCTGACACCAAACAGACATTCAGCAATGGTACTATGAGGATGCATAGACGCAATATCAAGAAGTGCTACATTACCATACATACCCGGTTCAGCATATACATATCCGCCTTCACCGACTTCTTCTCCACGATATGTAGAAACGCCATTCTCATATTTGTATCCCGGAAAATAAGGTAAAAGAGAACCAGCTTCTCCATGTGTCTGAGACATCATTTCCGGACAAGCTTCTTCCAGGAAATCGCGAGTCTCTTCATCCATCTCGAATACTGGCTCTGCTAAATTACGATAATTAAACTCATTTTGAGGATTCTTATTGTTCCCAAATATAAACTTAGTTGTTAAGGTGTTGGTGGTATCATTTACTGTTAAACCCGCCAGGTCAGCAAGAATCTCTCTGGCTAGCCAGTCAGACTGAAGATAATTCCATGCTGCTTCAGTGGCAAGAACATCATTATCGCAATACTCTGCTACTTTTTGCCATAACTCTTCAGGTACCGGTTTGTCCCATGGAAGTCCAAGCTCCTGATGATGGATACCCATTTCGATTTCCAGTTTCTTCAGACTCTTTTTATTGCCAGCAGACGCGAAATCGTAAATATCAGTGTAGGAAATGTTGTACGCCTCGCCAAATAAAAATTTTCGACTTTCACCTTTGCTGCTATTTATAATCTTCTGTGATAAATTATAAATCTCTAATGGAGTATATCCCATCATACAGGCATAAAGCATATGGTTATCATATCGGCGACAGTTAAATCCAACCAACTTGAATCTAATAAGTTCCTCAACTTGCTGCGGTGTAGGATTGATCATTCTTACAATCGGCGTTTTTTCGCCCTGAACTTTCCAATTGATAAGAAATAAGTTTGGAAATACCTCGCAGTCAAAAAATATCAATGGTGAATCATCGCCAGAGCCTACTGGTGGAGCAGCGTCTTCCGATTTGAACGGCATCTTATTAACAGCCTTTATACAATATGGAGCCTGATTTGTACTCTGAGTAGCAAAAGCATAAACCGCATTCTTCATATCAGACACGTCGTAATGCTGACCGCTGTCATAAGCATCATCTAGTAGTTTATAGATAAAATCAATACTACATCTGGTGCTTGGATGAATCTCTTTGTTAAGATTCTTCTTAATCATATTTCTTAAATGTTGTTCGTTCTTAAATCCTTCAATGTTTATCACTTTTTTTCCTCCTTCTTTCAGGGGAAGACCTGAGCTAATGTGTGCAATGGGTAAGTTGTTGCATAAGGTAAGCTTTCTTCTAAGTGAACTTTTTCCTGAAAATACTTTAATTTCAATGTCTTTGTCATATAATCGATTGAGTTTTGTCGGATTCCCGTCATAAATATAATGAAGATGAATGCCAGCTCCACTCTTGCTCAGCTCAGCATAAGTTGGTGGAAACTTGCTTGCTGATTCCAGATTCTTTTCAAACGATTTCTTACCGGTCTCATCCTTAATATCGAAGTCGATTACTATATGATTCTCTGGAATCTTGACATAATGAAGTTTATGAACATCGATGTCGTGTAACCTCGTGGTAACAGCATCCCATGGCTTGGTTGGGGTTTCCTTTTCATTGGCGTATTGAGCCAGATAATCTCCCGCAAGGATGTCAAATTCTGAAGGTATTCCATCCATAAATTCAATAACATATTTCTTGTCGGTATCATCTTTTTTCTTCTCGCTCCTCATATCTTTCTCGAATTTATCAAGCCTGAACCCGGAATATACATTTCGAACTTTAGCCTCTTCATCGAAGCCTTCCTCAAAATGCCAAAAATAATTTCGTAATTCCTCTTTGAATGCTCTCTGAGAATACGGATAAGGAACCTTAGTCTCATCACAATAAGTTTTATACATTTCCCATGCAGTTTTCAGAGTTGTACCATCGTTCTTTTTGAATACCGAGAAGGAATCAACCACAAAGTTATAGAAATCGTTGGTGGCCCCCATCATCAGAGTTGGAACGTAATCATCATATGCGTCCTTATTTTTCAAATACACCTGATGACAATGATAGGCAATACCCGGTAACTCAAAAGGAATCTTATTGATACAATCGTTGTAGTCTTTCTGATCGAGTTTTTTCCCAGAGGGCATCACATCGATGAGTCGTCTTAACAAACCAGATTTACTATCAGTGATTTTTACAGGTTTATTCGTACCCATGAATAGAAAAGCATTGAATTTGTTCGCATATGTGGACTTAAATTTTTCATTTACCGTCATAAGTTCGTGAGAAACCAAACTATTCAACCGAGTGTTGTCCTCAATTCTTGATAAGTCACCATCATGTTGTATAGCGACCATTGGATTGGACTTGAACGCCTCCAACGCAAAAGAGTTACTACTGGAACCCAACGCTTTCGCATCGAATACCGAATAGTAACCCTCGAATAATCGCTGTATAATATTTAAGATAGTGGATTTACCAGTTCCTGCAGAACCATACAAAACCAAGAATTTCTGGATATACTTTGAATCACCCTCGATGATAGAGCCAATCGCCCATTCAATCTTATGTCTTTCTTCTGGGGTATACAGAGTTGAAATGAGTTTTTCGTAACCTGATATATCACATTCTCGCAAAGGATAACTGAGTTTTTTACTGGCATAATCAGTCTTTGTGGTCTCAGTATCACCAAATATAATTTTCTCATCGAGTGGGTGAAAGTTATCTCGCATTCGTTTCTGACAGTATTTATGCCACGAATCAATGGAACCTGAATCAGAATCCCACATATACTTAGTGACAAGACTGTCTGTTGCCGTTTTGCGACGTTCTTCAGTGAATTTGTATAATTCCTGATCCACCATATCGATAACGTCTTGTTCCTCTGTTGACCAAAGTCCTAAATCTTCTCGCCATACAGCATAAAAATCGCCACCTCGTATCATGAGATCCGACGATTTCTTTAATATAAATTTGGGAAATATTTCGGTTACGCCCTGCTTTACACTACGCGTCGAAATCTTCATGAAATCCATATTTTTTGTTCCTTTCTATGATATGCTGTCTAAATACCAACACAATTGGGTCCAGATATCATGTTTTCGTAAATCTTTATAACAGCCCTTTATCGTGAATAATCCGCCTTCACCGTCTGGTTTATAGTCTCGTTTTGAAAAATTATCCATTATTTCATGGAATTTATCTCTATCAAAACAATCATCATTCATATAGCTCAAACCTAAGCTTTTCATCATATTCCAAAACCACTGCTTAGTACGGTTTCCATATCTCGGATCGTCCATGATAGTTTCTTCGCATCGAATAGCCAAGGCTATCATCATCTCAAGCATACTGCAAGGACTATCCAAATATGATAGATCAGTTTTTGTGACCCCAGGAATCTCGTTGTAAAATCTGTAACGAAGATCTTCTCCATCGGACGCTCGACTGCTATCGACGTGTTTATATACAAAATTAGTGTTATGAAGATGTGCAAGTAATTTACGATATGATACTTTATTCCCAACCTTTACGATATCAGCCAACCAATTGAAATATTTGTTTTCAACTGCATTTTTATCCATTATAAACGTCCCCATATCTTCTTGTATCTGCCAGAATTTCATAATCTGTTCTCAGTCGGTCATTTCTTACAAATACGGAATCATCCTCATATTCTCCAAAATGAGATAATGAATCTTCTCCGATTAAATCCTCAATCTGATCATCTGTCAGAGGCTCATCATCAATATCTGTGACTACTCCATCCGCCCAATATGAAAGAGTCTCTGTGTTATAATCACTGTCGCTAAATTCTTCTGGTGTAATAATATACGGCTTATCCATTTCGTCTTCCTCCTCTCTTTTTTCGTTTGTTTTAATATTTGATGAATACTGGGTATATCCGTTCTCTTCTATTATTTGATTCTGAGTTACTTCCGAATTATCTGGCTCTGGTTCACCATAATCGTATCCATCTTCTTCATCGTAGTCTTCAGGATCATAATAATTTTTCATCAATCTATAGGTGATAGCGGAGCCTAATATAGCCCCGCCCAAAAATATAAATAATCCTTTCATAATTGTTCTCCTTTAATTCATGTAATAATAACAATAATCGAACATATCTCTGTAGGGATTCCCAGACCCGATTGAATCGAGTCCAGTCATTCACATCATATCAAGGATATCTCCGTCAACATTGAAATCAAGTAAGATTGTTTTCTCGTATCCATTTACAAAAGCTCTGTTCTCAGGTCTGTGAATATTGTAGATGCCGAAATCTACCTTATATTCGTTGTTTTTATCATAAATCCATCCGACCTGCTGACCAATCTTTGTTCTATAAATTCCGAGCATATCGTAAACCTCGTTTAAGAATAAGAATCCTTTATCCCTGAGTCTATCGTTAGCTGCATCCTGCTGACGACGTAAAAACATGAGATTAAACTCTGGATCTTTAGTCCATCCAATACATCCATCTTCATAGAATTTAGCATAAGGACTATATCCAGCAATATTATCTGGATCAACCACCTCTATTTCTTTTGTAACGGTTTTGGTTTCACCGTTTTCATCGGTAACAGTCTCTTCAACCTGCTCTTTTCGAATGTTGTATTTGAGTTCTCGATCCAGTTCCTCACCGAATCTATCCACAACTCTTCCGCGATATTCCTTGAAGCTCTTATCGATGGCTGTGTATGCTGCAGCTAAAGCTACGTTTCTCTTTCTGAGCATATTATTTGATGTAAGAATAGCACCAATAGATAATCCACCAAGAATAACGGATGGTGCATATAATTTGGCGATTTTAACTGCCGTCTGAGCATATGTAACAGTCAATTCTTTCTTGCTGTCTTCTTCAGTCTGGGTGCCATTTTCAATATCCGCATGAATATCATCGATTTTCTCTTTTGCTTCCTCAGTGATATCAGAGAGTTTTGTGGTTGCTTTACAAGCCATAACAGCACTGGCAACAGCTCCAACAATACCGGTTACTACCAGAATTTCAGGGCTGTGCTTTTTTAATTTAAAGCCAACTCTATTTACGGTTCTTCCTAATGATTCAACAATAGCTAATTTTCTCATATCAATAATTCTCCTTTTTAAATTCTTCAATTTCTTTTACAGACATACCGTCAATTCCAGCAGATTCACCAGAATCAGTATGTTTAAAAAACTCTTTCCCCTGTGGAAACATATATTTGAACATACAGTAATTAGCTGCGTCTGCCAGATATTCAAGATTTCCGGTTTCTTCAAATTTTGCGATGCATTTTTTCAATGATCCTATCGCATCAACATTACCTGATACAAAGTTTCTTGATGCTTTGCCATATTTGTAATAGCTCTGAAGTACAAGACCTTTACGGATTTCATCGAATTTTTTACTGTATTCTGTCTTCAATAACGGTTCAAAATCAATTAAGTAACTCATAATCCTCCTTAATCTATAGACACAACTCTAGGCATTTTGATGATGTATCCATCTCTTCCATGTATAACCTGCGCATTGGAAATATTCATCCAGCCATATTTATTGTCTGTGTAATTGCATGTGACACCAGATAAATCATACATATCAGCAACTGTGACTACGTTATATGTATCCATAATTTCATCCATGCTCGCTAACACACTCTCCGCTTCGCTCCTTGTATCGTAGACCAAATCTGCAAAATCATAATTTGTTCTTGTGGAACGATTATTTTCTCTTCGTCCTGAACCGGAAGAATAGTCACGATATGAAACACGACTTGAGTTACTGCGATTTCCACTTCGCTTATCCCCGTATAAAATCATATCGATTCCATCTTTCACGATATCAGATAAAGCTTTCTTGATCGATGGAACCAGAACATCCATAAAAATATAATTCTTTACGGAATTAGCATCTTCTGAGATAAACACATCCTTGAATTTGCTTACTTCGCTTTTCTTTTTCTTTTTAACTGTTCCTTTTACAACTTTCTCCACTTTTTTCGTAGGAACTGTGTTTGCTGCATTGGCTTTTGGCATCGGTCTTTCACTCATCTTAGTTTTCTCCTTTAATATTTATTTTTCCCGGAAGCGTAATTCTTGAATTTGCAATCCGATTATTGGCTTTCTTAAATTGATAAGCCAAATTACTCCTCGCTTTCTTTTCGGAAGGAGCGGTCGTTTCACCCTCCCAAATGTCAGCAAGAAGAGTATTAAATTCCATAACAGGTCCGCTATAGAAATATTTAGGCATACAACCACTCCTTAAAAATAAAAGAGAAGACACCTTGTTACAGATGCCCTCTCAGTAATATCACTCTTCAGTTTCTTTAGATTCTCCAGAATCCCCAGAAAGGTCTTCGAGTTCGACATAATTGTTCTCAGCAACCGCTCCATCCTCATCTTCAACGTGTCTGCTTCCAAGCGTATAAGCCGCAACCAATCCTGCTCCAACCGCAACTGCCTTTAAGACTGTTGTGACCTTAACATCTTTGATTTTGTCCTTTGCTCTGGAAACAGCTTTCTTGAATTTTGATTCTTTAGCCGGTCCTTCAATTTTAGATTCTTCGTTCTCGTCTAAAACCTCATCAAAGTTTTCTGTGTTTTTAATTTCTTCCATTTTAGTTTCCTCCTGAAATATAATATTTTTCCATTAAACACTATGTAAATAACGCGAATTAACCGAGCTTGGCAAAATCGTATCTCGGTGCTACATGATAATCTAATGTGATACACGGTCGTCCATCATCGGATATGGCTGATCCATAACTTATTTCAAGCTGGCCATCATCCAGATTCCAGCCAAGTTCATCGCTTAACGTCGTCGGCGGCAATCCTATTTCATTGTAGAAATCACCCAACGATGCATACATCTCGTAAACCATGGTCTCATTAATTGTATTTACTGCAGCTCTGATTGTCTGGATGTCGGATTCGAAATATCTTCCGGAAATGCCATCATAACAGAGCTGTTTACCAGACCCTGCGATAATCACCTGATTGTTTGATACTGGATGCTCGTCTACATGTTTCTGAGCAACTTTATCCTGAATCAGTTTCGCTTTTTCTTCGCCGATAGTTTCAATAACTTCTTTCTTGTAATCGGTCAATGCTGTCTCAGAAAGCTTATAAGCCGTTGCTATTGCGGCATTTCGTTTTGCATGAACTGAATTAGATCCAAGAAGAAAAGCAACAGACGCTGCTCCACTAATCGCTGCCGGAATATAACATTTCCATGTGACTCTCACAATGTCAACCGGTTTCAACTTACATCCAAACACTTTTCCGTCTTCGTTTCCGGTCATTGTTTTAGAAACTTCTCTGTTATGTTTCTTCTGCTCTTTCTCAATCAACCGCATAGCTTTTGGTGTGGCTTTCACTGCTAACACGGTTGATGTAATAGCACTAGCAATACCAAGTCCAATTAAAATTTCAGGACTATGCTTATCGAAACCTATTTTTACACCTTTAATAAAATTTTTGATAAATGATGTTTTCATAATATTCCCTTTCTTTATATAAAATTAAAAGAGCCCTTGTTAGGACTCCTTTTTATCTTTGCTCGAAATATATTCATCGAGTCTAGCATCAACCTGTTCCTGCATCTGCTTATCCGACGCTAAGCTGACTAAAATACCGCCAACCGCGGTGGCTACCCAGCCCACAATCTTGATAACTGTAGTTGCGTTGATTTTGTTTTTCATGATTTTATCCTCCTAAAATATAATTTCTCATTAAAGTAATTGCAATTTCCGCGAATCAGTAATAATCGTCATAATTGACTCGCGGTTCAAATGGCATTTCCAAAATATAAAAGACCGTACCATCATCCAATTTGGCTTTCCTGTGATTAAATTCAATCCAGAACTCTCCCTCATCCGTCGGAGCCCATCCCATTTCTTCACCAAAGTCAGTTTCTTCAAGTCCAAGTAACGAATATAAATCGTTTAATACATTAGCGCCACCTAAAATATAATTACGGTTTACATGGTACTCCGCCGCAAGTACTTGTTCTAAACTCGCTCTGAAGAATCTTTTTGAATATTCTTCATACCATAAAACAGGCTTTCCGCTACTCTCTTCTTCAAGACTCGAATCACAAGGCCCATCTAAATAAGACGCGTTGATGTATATATGTTTTGCCTTATCCACAGCAATTGCTTCGATGATTCTATTATCAGTTTCTTCACCATACAATTCCTTTACTTTGTTACGGTAATCCCTGTAAGATTGATCAACTATTGCGTATGCGCTTGATAGCGATGCCTGAGTACGTTGATTTAATACGTTCGAGCCAAGAATACATACGACAGTCGCTGCCCCAGTGATTATGGTTGGCAAATATACCGGAAGCACTGTTTTCACTTTTTCAATCTTTGTAAGCTCTTCCTCACCTTTATTTAACTTTGCCGTATCTAATGCACGTACGGCTTTTGGTGTTGCATTAGCGGACGTTATGGCAGTTGCTACTACGCCAGCTACAGCTACAAAGGATAAAATTGTTGCAGAGTTACGTTTGATAAATAATCGTGCGTTCATAGTTTTCTCCTTTCGTGTGAAGTTTAAAAGTGAAAAGAAACAGTGTAAGATTTGAACTTACGACCTACATCGTTTCCAATGTTGCTCTACCCAACTGAGCTAACTGTTTCTCATTATAGAAATTGTTTTCTACGCGAATAATAAAAAAGAAAGAGGACAAGATATGTCCCCTCTCTAATTACCATATGTGGTTTACTCAAAATATTTTAATACTAAATATATGAATAATCCCCCAACTACTGCAATTAAAGCTGGCATGTCTCATCCTCCTTTTCTGAGAAATCGTTCTCAAGTTTCTTTTCTTTACTAAGCTCTACGATATAAGGAGCGAGGTAAATCAGTGAAATGATGAAACATAACACCAGATATCCTTTCCAGTGTTTTTTCATCCATTTGTTACTTTCTTCACATAACTCCCAGTAATCTTTAAAAAAGCTTTTCATAGTAAAATCCTCCTTAAAATAATTTTCTCATTATAGAAGATGTTAATTACGCGAAAAGCAAGAGTCATTGCTGACCCCGCTTACTAATTACTTTTTCATGAAATGCCTTATGATCAAAGCAATTATCAATGCACATATTATTACGTCGCCAAACATCACAATGAATCCTGCTCCAACAACAAAGCCGAATACAATCGTGACAATTGCCATCACCAATAATAATGTGATTAAAAATGTAAATAATATCATAATACAATTCCTCCTTATAATTTTCTCATTATAGGAGTTGTTTCTTACGCGAATAATAAAAAGAAAGAGCCCTTGTTAGGACTCAATCTTGATAATTACTTGAAGTATTTCTGTAAATACTCGTATACTTTTTTTGCTTCTTCATTTGATAACGAGGCTAATACCCATCGCTCTTCACATCTAGCTGTTCTGTCTCTACATGCAAATATAAATGGTCTATCTGCCCCTAAAGTATCGTCGTGATTAGCGTCAAAGTTTTCGCACATTGTATTCATATGTATCACTCCTTTCTCATTATAGCATCTGTAATTCACGCTAAATATTCCGTCTATCAAAGCATGTTTCCCAGCGTTCTCGTTTCAATGGTTTCATCTTCAAAGCCCACATGATCTGTCGAATAGTTACCGTGGGATATAAATTATCTTCGCACTCACCAGCACGATCGTCAAAGAACTTTTTAAATCCCTCGTTCAAATATAAAGCATCCACTAACCATGGATCTATCTCAGTCCAATAGGTCGATTTGGTTTCCGGTATTCTGCGCTGCTGAATTACTGCCAATCCTTTCTTCCCAATCAAATATAATGTGCATCTGCTGTAGACTGGATGATTACAAATATAAATTTTTCCATACATACGTGAATAATTCTCCGGTTTCTCAAAATGGTATCTCATAGTTTCTCCCAGGCAAAAAGAAAGAGCCCTTGTTAGGACTCAATCCTTTAATTTGTAATACTTGTGTGTTCTTTAAGGTTTAATAATCTTCCGATTTTGCTGTCATCGTCTGTTTGTCTATAAGTAACGGTTTTTCCATTGTGCTCGATGGTAACTTCGTAATTTTCTCCATTAACTATGTTATAAATTGCCTCGTCGTATTTAGATTTCATTTCATCGTATTCTTTATCTTTGAGATTTTCAACCTCATCAATATCTCTACGATATTTCGAATCCGCTTCCGCGAGTCTGTTTTCGTAATAGTTAATAGTTGTTACGAATCCACCAATACCTAATACAATAACCATGCTCATAATCATTCCAATAATAGCTTTCTTCATAGTTTTATCCTCCTTGAAATTAAGTATTTGTTTTCATTATAGAGGATGATTTTTACGCGAAAAAAAGAAACAAAAGACCCAACGTATTTAACGCTGAGTCTAATGTCCTCAATATTTTACGATACGAACCATTGATAAATAGTTTTTCATTAATGCTGATTCAATTCGATTGATTTGTTTCTTATTCGCCACAAATGATATTCTCATCGGACATCCTTCGTTAATCCGAAACGTACAATCTATAGTTTCCGCTCCAGATCCCTCCAATATCCCCATAATTCTTCCCATTACATATGGCGATTTTTCCAGACTGTATTTGCAATCTTTTCCAACAATTAATTCATAAGTATTCATAAATGTTTCCTCCTTAAAATAATTTTCTCATTATAGGAGTTGTTTTCTACGCGAAAAAAAGAGCCCATGCGTTATACACGAGCTCTGGTAAATATTAAATTATTCTGGTTTCCAAGAAGGATTGACCTCTTCGATTATTGCTGATCCAGTCGACACAGATACGTATTGACCATCTTTTAAATTAAGAATCCCTCCATTTTTATCATCAGAATATAAAAGAACTTGTCCATCCATTTCGCAATTATCATAATTATCTTTATTGTCATAGATATAAAAATTTACACAATCATTTTCGTCAGAAGCATCTCCGTAATAAAACACTTTGAAATTGGCAGCTTTTATATCGGTGCCAACCACGTAAAGACCTTTTGTGATAATATTATCTCCGTCACGATTGGCAATTTCAGAATGGATAGAATCTCTTAAAGTTATCAAGTCTTCAGTACTCATCGACGCTAAGTCAATATCTGGTGCTTCAGCCATAACCGGCGTAGCAACTGCCATACACATTCCTAACGCGATACCTAAAATACTTTTTCTTCTCATTTTGAATCCTCCTTTTTATCATCATCGCCCACAAGGGATAGTATTCCTATATACATAGCCACAATACATGATGCTATTCCCATATATACGATATTTTCGTCATGTGCGAAATAACCTACAAATATAAGAATTATTCCAAACAGTACAAAAACAATTCCGAGTTTTGCTTTAAATGTTTTACTTTTAGCTTTTCTATCTAATTCTTTTTGCTTGATTTCAAGTTCTTTCAAGCGAATAAGCTTGTCCACCTCAGCTTCTTTTATCCTAGCCTCATCCACTTTGCGATATGTATAGGTAGTTTCCACGCTTCCATCATCGAGCAGTATCTTATGTCCACAATATTGACAAAAGCACTCTTTATGGCCATCCTCTATCTGAAGTTTAGCACCACATTCCGGACATTTCAAAGCTATCATCTTAACCATAGTCCACACCGTCCCTTTAGTAAAAATCACTAGAAATATTATATCACTACACATTGAAATATGCAATAAAGATAAAAATGAAGACGCCAAGTAATCTCAGCGCCTTCGGGTCCGTATTTTACTTCTTCGGAAGAAGTTTGCTAATGAACTGTCGACCTAAAATGGTTGTAACAGTGCCTTCTTTCTCGAATTTGAAAGATGCTAATGTTCCCCATATCGTAACAGCAGTAGACACAACAATGCTGCCAACAGTAATTCCATTTTGAATCATCTGATTTCTCTTGTCTTTTTCTAACTGAATATTCTTTACTTCGATATCGGCTTCTCTAGCCTTATCTTTCAAGTCATAATCGTCAGCATTTCGATCAATTGAAATCACACGATCCACCAGTTTACAAGTTGACTCCACTGCAGACTCATACTCCTTCGATCCAAGTTCCAAATCTTTCATGTTTTCGAGATTCGCCTCGACCTCTGTTCGTAATAAATCTTCCATGCTCATTTTTTATAAATCCTCCTTTGAAATATAATTTACGTGTTTCATTAAAGAATCTGTTATTTTTGCGAATATTCACGATATAAAATAAGACGTTTCTTGTGCATAAGGTTCGTCTGCTCTTCAATTGGTATCCTCATATTTACTCGATAAAATCCGGTTTCCTCTTCATCATACGGTTCAATCGTGAAATATCCATTGCTGGTATGTTTGATAGAATATAACGAAGACAATACCCATCCAAGGACGATACCAATGGTAAAAATTAATAGTGTCATCATATTTGACTCCTCCTTTAAAAATAAGATTCTGAAAATCCTTCCCGGGAATTTTTCACATTACAAATATAAAACCGAAAGCGGTAACCTGCGTACGGTTTTAAACTAGAATAACCATCTCTTTATGCTAGATTAGAAAAATAAAAAGGAATAGCAAATGCCATTCCCCACAATTATTTAGAATATACGCAATAGTATACCAACCACCCCAATTGTTCCTCAGTAACAGTTTCGTCCTCGTAATGATAGGTCTGAGTTTTATAATCATATGTCACTTCGTTTATATCGTAATCTTCTCCAAATACGATTTTAAATAAATTATCATATAAATCATTTACCCATTCATAATCATTAGTGGATTTTGTCTGAGAAACATTTGTTGTAGTTGCATATACTGGTTTTGTATAACTAATACATGCGATCATAACAAATGCTACCATTCCCAAAAATACCTTTTTAATTAAGTTCTTCATAATATAATCCTCCTTAAAATGTGTTTTTCTTCTCATTAAAGAGTATGTTTTTTACGCGAAAAAAGAAAAGAGACCGAAGCCTAAGCTCCAATCTCCTCTCCCTTCTCTTCCTGATTTTTCTTTAAAACTTTTATCTCTTTTTTCAGGCATTCGATTTCATAGTTCATTTGCATAGCATAACCGAGTGCTTCTCGCATTAAGCCAATCACTTTCATGTTTCTCGGATCTGTAGTTCCGTCCTCATTCTGCGCTGCCTTAGTTGCAACAAGCATAACCTCGTTCATTCTACCTTCAAATTTCGCTCTTTTCATTTTAAATTCCTCCTAGAATAAAGTTTTTATCTCATAATACAAGTTGTAAAATACGCGAAATTTATCGATAATTAATTCTTTCATTTATCGACAATAAATGCTATAATAATATATACACACTTAAACACGTGTTTGTAAAAAGAAAGGAGTCAAAACTTATGACAAGAACAGAAATCAACACTTTTATTGAAACAATGAGTGAAATCGGGGATGAATGGACTCCCGATCAGGTAGAGGAAATCTACGGAGATATGCCATTAGATGAGGCATTATCCAGTAGACAAGCACAGGTTTCGTCATTTCTTAATGCCTTAGGACAGGCAATTGCGAAATAATTAATTGAAAAAAAAAATGAAAGGGGCTGTGGTGATGCACAACCCCAATCAAAAACAAATGTTTTGACTCCTTTCTACTCTTCTTTTAAAGAATTGATAAGTAACATCTCAAAGAAGGTTCTATCTTTGGACAGCTGACAGAGTTCTTTAGTCGTTGCTTCCTGGAGTTCATGGATTTTATCCCAGTGACTCCGTTCGACATTGAAAGCAATCTCTTTCAGTTTGTCCTTAGATACCTCTTTGATATCTTCTAATAACAATTCGTAATTCATAGTAGTTTCCTCCTTTTGTTTTTTTATTGTCATTAAAGTCGTTGCGATTCACGCAAATCAGTCTCTTTCTTTGTTTAGTATCCAGAAAAAGCGTCTGTATGCTGAATAATACACATCTTTGCAGCATGGTATATCCATTTTGACTTTAATCAGATCGTATGATAATCCCTCTGTAACACCACGAACTATGTATTGCGCCAATTCCGGTTCGGCTTTCTCAGCAGCTCTCCAGATCATATCCATACGCTCTGAATAATACGCTTTCATGATTCCTATTCTCTCAGTCGGATTAGAAATATGCTTAACCTTTCCGAACGTAGATAAATCTGCTGGTCTACCAAGTAAGCCATCAATAGATTCGTAAGTTTTCTTCCATATCGGATACTGAAGACAAAACTGCTTCAATTCATGATAACGATGCCTTTCTATCCAATATGGATTCTTTTCTGATAATTCTGATCTTATCATTGTCGTTCCCCTTTCCAAATATAACCAGTTTCTTCGTAGAGTTTCTTCGGAGATATGTAATAATTTATTCGACCGTATTTACTGTTCATCTGCGATATAGTCGTTATTACATTACCGTTTCGAGTTGCTGTTCCAATTTGTAAATATCCTGTTATCAATCCAGCTCTCACCCATGTCGCATCTTTACCGTAAATCCTAGCTGCTACTGCGACCGGCACTGAACCAGGTGCAAATATAACATCTTCCAACGTTCTCCCTCCTTTCAAAACTAATCATATCGAACTACTACTTATTTGTTAAAACAAAGTCAGTGGATTAAATTTTCGGAGTCAAATTATGACTACGCCATCGCTTCATTGTCATTTCACAAGGATAATCTTCGAATCCTAATGTGTCAGAATCTATCAGACCTTCGATCACACCGTCGATAATTTCCGCGTCGTATTGCTTATATGGATGTACACACTCTGGGAGAAATCTATGTATAGTTTTACACTTTGGACATCTATATCTCTCCACATGAATATAACTTTTAACACCACCCTTTCCTTTAACGATTCGTGTGACCCTATCATAATGCTTCAAAACTGCGCCACATTTTTCACAAATTTTCTTGTCCATTATATCTAGCTCTCCTATAGTTAGTCCTTGTTATGATATAGTAGTATTAACTATATATTCAACTGGGAAACGCTGGATGGGAGAAATTGGCAATTGACATTTAGCCCAATGCGGTATATCATTATCGACACTATAAAGAAAGGAGAAATGCTTATGTTAACAAAATGCCCTGAATGTGAACTTCAAGTAAGCGACAAAGCAAGTACTTGTCCTCACTGTGGTTATCCATTGAATGTCGAAGCCAAAAAGAAAAGGAAAAGTTCGCCAAAACGTATGAAACTTCCAAACGGTTTCGGTTCCATAACTGAATTGAAAGACGGGAATCGTAGGAATAGGTTTCGAGTGAGGGTCTGTGTTGGTAAAACTCCAACTGGTAAGCCCATTTTGAAGTCGCTGAAACCAATAACATTATTCCATACATATAACGAAGCCTATCAGGCTCTTATCGAATACAATAAGAATCCTTATGATCTGGAGACAGATATCACAGTATCTCAGTTATATGAACGATGGAGCGATGAATATTTCAAAAATATTACAGATGCTTCGAAGCGAACAATTGTTGCAGCATGGGCTTATTGTTCATCCACCTACACGATGAGAGTGAAAGATATAAGAGCTAGACATATTAAAGGTTGTATGGACGAAGGGTATCGAATCGAAACCAGAGGTAAAAAGAAAGGCGAAAAAATATACGCTTCTGCTGAAACTAAATCTCGTATAAAATCACTATTCAATTTACTTCTGGATTATGGTTTGGAATACGAAATAGTATCTATGAATTATGCCAGGACTTTCGACATTTCTGACGATATTGTAAAAGAAAAAGAACAAGCTAAAAAACCGCATATAATATTCACAGAGGAAGAACTCAATATATTGTGGAATAATGTCGGAAAAGTTAAGTTTGTAGACTGGATATTGATTCAATGCTATATGGGCTGGAGACCCCAGGAACTGGCCACACTAAAGCTGGATGAAATAAACATAAATGAATGGTATATGATTGCTGGAATGAAAACGGATGCCGGAAAGCAGCGAATAGTACCAATCCACGAAAAAATAAAAGGGCTTGTAAAAGACAATTACGACAAAGCGTTGGAACTTGGAACCGGATACCTGTTTAATGATAAAGGTCAGACTCATTCTGGATCATATATCATGACATACGATAAATACAATAAAAGATTTAAGAAAGTCATAGACCAACTTGAGCTAAATCCGGAGCATAGACCTCATGATCCCAGAATGACATTCATAACAAGGTGCAAAAAATCAGAAGTTGACGAATACGCATTGAAAGAAATGGTTGGTCATTCAATAAAAGATATAACTGAGTCTACGTATACTGTCCGAGACTTAGAATGGTTAAGAAAAGACTTAGCAAAATTGCAATAAAAAGGGAGCTACTCAATGATGAATAACTCCCAATTTTTTGAATCAAAAGTGTGACAAATAGGATGTGACAAATAAGTGACAAACATGTGTCAAACAACCCCATTTTAACCACTTTTTACTACTCTGTTTGGACACGATAAATGCTTATTTTAAGCCATTTATTAGAATTTACCAGCTTTAGCAGCTTCCTCAATGGAAACAGCTACTGCAACTGTCATACCAACCATCGGGT